GTGCGAAGGCTAATCCGCCCAGACCACCTACAATTTGTAATATATTATAATTTATGACATAGACTCTTAATCGGCGTGGTTTAGTACCAAGATTACTAAATTGCATTTGAACAGTATCAAGTCTTGAGAAATTACACGACCCACTCGGTTGGTATTCACGTGGATTTAATGAAAAGCTATAACAATAGATATGCTTTTCAGGGATTTCATGTTTTGCTTGATGTGGTTGAATCGTTCGAAAGTATGCTGCGTTTCGTGGTTCAAATCGATTATGTCCATTCATTGTAAGAACCATAGTGCCAAAATTTTCCATAACATCTCTTCCGCCGATACTCGACCCAGAAACAGAGGCCTTAATGATTGTATTATCCCAACACGATTGATAGTTAAAATAATCATTACCATCTCCTTCAATACCAATGGTTTGAATTATATTTCCATTCGGATGTAACCTTGGTGCCGCAAATGTAGTTGGATCTGCTACATTTTGTGAAGAATTCATTTCATAATTTCTAATAGAATCCGTAAAAACCCAAATCATTTCTTTTACTGGATGAGTAAAAAAAAGATCGACATCTTGATATTGTGTTCCAGCTATTTCCTCTTCGCTATATTGATGTTGTTCAATTAGGTAAGAATGTTTAGATTGAGAAAAGCGTGTTCGTTCTTCCTCATCTAAAAAGATATAATCACACCATAAACTTATATCTGGTGGAGTAGAAATTCCAGCTAACGTTTTATGCGATGAGACAATCAGATTTTCTAAAGCTCTAAAGGATAAATTGAGTTTTACTTCATGATATTGTAAAGCAATTAATGGAAGAGCGTTACCAGTATTTTTACAGAACCAGAAATCCAGTGGTATCATCATGTGTAACAATGGGACGAACTTATTACCATTCGTATTAGAAAAAGCCGATTTTTTATTCGTCATATTCTTAACTAATTTATCTCGTTCATTCAGTTCATTATTAACATCCATCCAAATAGAATCCATTTTATCAATTTGTTGTCCTCCAATATCTATAGAACATTCTTTTAGGAAAGCGCATCCAGTATTATTACACCAAGAGGTATACGTAACATTATCGGGCTCGGCAAAATTTCCTTCAATATATGGTAGGTTTGCCTCGACCCAAACCTTCGATAATAAATCTCCACTTCTGGAAACGATAGAACTAACTTCAAATTCTGAATGAGAGGAATCTCCATCTATAATTTGTTTAATTGATTCGATTGCAAAATTGGTATGTCTTCTAAAAACACTTTTAAAAAAAGTCATATCAGGCGTCCCAGTGAGATATGCATTTTGTGCGCCGTAAGCGACTAATTGTATTAATCCACCCATTATAATATATATAGTTATTATAATTTATTGTGAAAATATTAACGCCGCTTTACCATTCATAATTCTAAAGATATTATAGTTAACAGCAAAAATGGTAATCTTTACATCGCTATTGACTGTAATCGGGTTAGTAAATTTCAAGAGTTGATTACTCGAATTCGAAAGATTCTTTACTCCACTCGGCGAATAGTCATTCGGATTTAGTGAAAACGAATAGCTATACACATGTTTATTCGGAACTTTGTGACCATATTGTGCTGGTAGAGACGTTCGAAGGAACGAGGCCTGAAGGGCATCGAACTGGGATTCTCCACTAATATCTAACTCGAAGGTATTAAACCACTCACAACCAGTGGTATTATTTCCATAAATATTATTACCTCCATGGGTTGATAAAACAGAGACTGGAGTATGCGGGTCAGTACCATTGAGTCCTCCTAATGATCCACAAGAGTAATCAAAATAGTCATTACCATTCGTTTTAGGTTCAGCCGTTTCTAAACTGTTGTTGGTTGTCGCCAGGAAATCCGATCCAGTACTATTATACGAAACATTTTGTGTCGCATCGATGTTATTGGTCGTGGTATTCGAAGGGTGGCCTTCGAATTTATGGGAATGTCTAATAACCCAGATCAATTCTTTCACTGGGTGCGAGAAATTAATTCTAACACTCGTGTCAAAATCTTCTTGTTTCTCCTGTACAGTTTCGATTAGATATTCATGTCTATTCTGGGTAAAACGACGAGTCTCATCTATATCCAAATGTATAATTTCACTAAAAAACTTTACGGTGGGCTCCTCAATCGTAACGCCAGTTGGGATACTAAATTCATTCGTTGTATTAACCAAATGATTCAGTTTTCTAAATTTAACTACAAAATCGACAGAAGAGCGATCAATCGAACATAAGGGAAGGGCGAGTCCAGGATTTCTATTAAACCAGAATTTAAATGGAATAATTAGATGTAATGGTTTTAGCGAACCAGTATTCGACGTTAAATATTCATTTTTGGCTGAATGTTTATTAATACCGAAATGCTCATATTCTTCCTTATCGTTCAGTTCATTATACACATCGAGCCACACACCTGAGTGGGTGTCGATTTCATTATTATTAATTTTAAGTTTGACTTGTTCGACTAATGCGTGACCTGTATTATTCGTCCAATTTATATAATCAGCATCCGAAAGATCCGGATTATGAGTGTCGTCGACCTTCAAATCGACTTCTAACCAACATCGGTGTAATAATTGACCACCACCGTCATTAACGGTATAAACGATTTCTTTACCATTAACATTCGGTTGATCACCACTTTGCAGTTTCTGCTGGATAGCGAAATGCGAATGTCTTCGATAAACCGCTTTGAAAAATGTAATCTGTGGATTTCCCACGATGAAGTCTGTTTCTTGTGTAACTTTTCCTACACCAACCATATAAATTATTAAAAGAAAAAAAAAGTATAGTATTAGACTCGTTTAATTAATTGATATATTTAGTTATTTTGTAAAAGAGGGACGGTTCTATAAACTCCACTCCTTTATTTTTTAATTTTAATTCCTCTAATAATTTTAAGTAATAGCCTAATTTATAGATATTTATCGACATAGAATTTTTAAATATTTTGGGTAAATATAAATTTATCGTTTTTAGATTTATAAATTCTAAAGAATTTTTATTCAATAACAAAGAATATTTTAAATCTATCTTCGCTGGGTTCATATTTTTGGGTTTAATCTTATTTATTAGATACGAATTTAATGTTATTTTATAAATATTATTATACTCTATAAGCTCCCATTTCATATACTTATACAGTAAATAGTCCAAATTATCCGAATCAGAAAAATTTTTATAGATACTTATTATCGTTTCTAATTTATTCGTCATTTTATTTTTTAAAATATATTCTACGAAATTCTCATAAAATAACATATAGGCGAAATTTTTATTTATATTTCCAGAAAAATTCTCAAATCCAGTATATTTGTCAAAATGTTTTTCTATATATTTATAATCATCTAATTCTAGATTTTTATAGCTCGTTATGATATTTTTATCTACATTGTATTTATTAAAGGTGTGTTCCAAATTTATAATGACTTGTCTTACATCATAATTACTTTTCTCTATAATATTTTTTACGATCTTTTTATCAAAACTTAGATTTTCCTTTTGTAAAATCATTTTACAATGCTTTTCTATCGCTTCATATTCTGGAAATTTTAATTCAATAAAAACACATTTCGATTTATATGGTTTCATTTTTTTATTTAATGAATCTGAAATTATGATAAATGGATTATATTTTAGATACCTAAACTTCTTTTTCGAAAAGATGATGGATAATAAATCATTAAACATATAGATCTCTTTATTCGTTAATCCTTCGATCTCGTCAAGGATTATACTAATTTCCTTCGTTTTGTTATTAAACATATTTAATATATTTTTTTTGTGCAAAATATCGGTTATATCCTGATTAAAATCTTTTTTTTTTGTCAAATTCGACAAATTCTTTTCTATTATTTCATAGTTAAAATGGTTTAGAAGCGTATGTGCTATGATGGTTTTACCACACCCTAATGGTCCATATAAATATAAACAATTCGGCACTGACTTCTTGTTTTTAAAATCATTTAACCAGGTTTTAATTTTATCAAAATTCTCTTTGGATAAAATTAAGTCTTCTGGTTTTGTTGGTTTATATTTATCCAACCAAGTCATTCTATAATACTAAAATATTGGGTTTAAATACATAAATTATCTATACCTTCCCAAGAGATCCCACATTCTTTCGCCCAAGTACATTTATAATAATCCGATTCTTTATTTTTAAAAATGCTTTCATTAAAATCCATGATTTTATCTCCCGTTATACTACAATTTCCTATATTATGTATATTCTTACATTTAGTTTCATCGACTGATTCCCATAAATCTGGACATTTCGATTTCCAAGGTGGAAAACTGGCGGTTTCATTACTCGATACTACGAATTTATTGTACAAAAAATAAATTATTATAACCGATATTACTGTTACAAATTTTAAAACAAAAAATAAAAAGGAATTCATATAGAATAGTGGAATATAAAGTTTAAAGGGCAAAAGGATTATTGGGACAGATATTACAACTCGTTGTATCTTTTTTTACAGTTAGTCTATAATACCTATAATTTATTGGTATATAGAGGAGACTAAAGAAAAATGCATAGAGGGCTGATGTTAAACGTTTAAAAATCCCTTGATTTCTGGAACAGGACATCGACACAGCTACTGCTATTAAATTTATTGTAAATAATCCAAGAATAAATATATTTGCCATAAATTTTTTAAAGTATTGTTTTACTTTATAATACGATTTCTCCTTTTTTAAGATATTAATTTGGGTTTGTAAATCTCTTTTGGTTTTACTATCTTCTGTATTGACCATCGACGAGATTAATTTATTGATTCGTGTATCAAACGAAACTGTATTAACACCTGTGGGTTTTAGGTCTAATTCATCTAGAATTACTTCTGACATTATATATAAAATAATAGAATATTATAATTGTATAGTTCTAAAATAAAAAAAATTATAACTATAACGACACGAGAACGATTCTGATTTAGAACGATTTTACAAATTGATAGACCATGTTAAACCGGGTATTTCCTTTTACAAAGATCTCATATTCTATTTGAGACCTCAGTGACCAACAATTATGTTTTTTTACCAAGTTATATGTAAAAGATGCGAGTTTAATTGGTATATCACCATTTATAATTAATTTAAACTCTGTATTAGGTATTAGTTGTTTCACTTGTTGGATTTTTTTTATAATCTCTTCACCCTTTACATTGGTAAAACGAAGGAGTGTTAGAAGACTCGACACTTCTGGGTGCGTCATTTATTATTACTTTATTTATTAAATGTTTCAATTTTTATTTTAAGAGACCTATAGCTATGAGTATATACAATTATTAACATATAAAGAATTAATACTATGATATCTATACCATGTCGCCTCTATTCTTTCTAATGTCGATGATGGCCCCAACCTTTCTCTCTTTCTCTACTGCCACTGTTGTAGATTATACTCTCGTTGATTCGGGTAATCAACTGTTTTCTACTACTTGGGATGCTACCCATATTATTAATAGTTATGATACTGAATCTAGTTGTAAAGATGCCTGCACCGATGATACCGCGTGTTTGGGTTTTTCTTATTATACAAAAGCAAACGTATTCACATGTAATACTCTCTCATTTCTAGGAGATCGCGACAGGTTGTTGACGTCTATTCACGTCGCTTCAAGCTACCGTAAAGTTCTTATTAATACAAAGCCTCCTACAGACCCGACCTATCAGACAAAGCCAACTGATCCTACTAAGTCTACTACCACCAAAACCCGTGAGACTAAGCCGACTGAAAGGACCA